TATTGTGTGTTGTGGGAATCTTAAGTTCACCCTGTTGTTCACCTCTTTAATCTTAACCATGTTCTGAGGAATAGAGCAGAAGAATATCGGGTACTTACGATACTTATCTACTGCCTTCTCATAGTCGTTGACCTTCTGGTCAGAGATTGGGGACTCGATACTATACAGCTCTGAGAACTGCAGCTTAACATCGTTAGCTGCTGCCCTCATAATCTGTTGATAGTCTGGCATCTCGAAACTCCAGTAAAGGAGAATCATTTTCTTGTCCTTGTTCTTGTCTAGAAGATCGAAGACCAATTGGTTTGAGAAAGCTGACTTCCCCACACCTGGTCTCCCAGCAATTACATACATTTTCCCAGGCTGCAAACCACCAAGAAGATTCTTATTCAATCTTTCCCATCCAGTAGGGAAGACAATCCTGTTACCAAGCTTAGCTAGCTTGATCTCTTCGATTGATTTATCTACTGATTTTGAGATGTGACGAAACTCTTTTAAAGTCTCGTCTAGATTGTTAGAGTGATCTTGTGATTCGTCCTGTGTTTGATTCAGGCTCTGTTGTGTCATTCGTGTCTGTGTACTTTTCCCAGCTGTGATTATTTATCCAAGTATCAAGCATCTGCATATAGCCTAGCCCATTACCTTTTCTACGAAAGTCTAACTCCCTGTTTAGACATTCGATGATACGATTGTGCTTCTCCTTATCGGTTCCTACAATCTTCTTGTACTTAGCTTTGGATTTGCTATTGGCTTTAGAGTCTGGGTCTTTAGCACGTAGCATACGTACTGTCCCTTGATTGATAACCTTGAGGGGAAACCGGGAGAGGAGACCATGCCACATCTGATCGAAATCCGAGATAGTTGAACTATCAAACTTGTCTCTTAATGTAACCTCGTCATCCTCCCCGATTTTTACCCACCCATTGGTTTGCAATAACTCTAAATCAACATTTAACTTAAAACTGGAATCAATTTCATTCCGACTCAGCATTAGCAAGTAAACATACTCATCTGGAGAAACCCCAAGATTAGCAAGCCTTTCAGTATCAATTTCAATGATCATAAAGATTTCTGTTATACTGTCTATACTGAATCGTCCTCAAATATAAGAAGAAATTCCATCTATCCAACTGATGTTTGATAAATTTTTAATGGCATTTTGTAGCCATTTTTCCTCTTGACTGTCTTTCACATAGAGAACTATCACCTCCCCAACCTTATCCTTATCAGACAATCTAAGAAGACGACCAACTCTCTGGATCATCTGCAGTGCCTTAGAGTCAAGGCCACAGATAATTCCCAGGTTAGCATCATGTACGTCAAACCCTTGATTCAAGGCCTTTGTAGAACATAGCACCTTAACAGTGCTGTCTTTAAAGTCCTTGAGAGCCTGATTCTTCTCCTTTGTCTTTAGCTTTGAGTGATAACGAGCAGCAGGGATACCTTCATTTGTAATTTCCGCATGCATTGCATCAGTAAACTCATTACTACCGCCAAAGGTTAGTATCTTCTTGTCAGGCATAGCCTTAGCAATCTGAGCAGTATAAAGAATTTTGTTATGAGCCTTCTGGACTATATCCTTACGGTCTCTGATAGCCTTGTAAAACATGGCTGCATTCTTCTTATCCTCAGCACTAGCAGATTGTGGATTGGCTAAGATCTGATTAGCTCTGTTAAAGGCATCAAACTGCCCAAGCTTGTACTTGTAGTGTACAAACATGTTATTAGCAGTCTTGTACTCCTTTCTCTCTTCGTCAGTTAACTCCACAGCTATACAATTAATCTTGTAAGGGGCAACCAATCCCTTGGCTACACACTCATCAAGAGTTATTGTATAAACTGGTGGAGCTAGGTTGACAAGGAGAGTACGATATTCAGGTTCCTCAGGCAGAGTAGCCGTCATGCATAGCAGTTTACTATGAGTGTTATCTGTGAAGATAGTACGATAAACAGGACTTAGCCCAAGATGTACTTCATCTGCTACAGTGACTGTATAAGTCTCCCCAGATAATTTACATGCTGACTGATAGCATAGGATATCTACCCTATCAAGTACATCGTCATATCCCCACTTCCCAAACTCATCGGCAAACTGATCTTGAAGCTGATTAGTTGGGACTAATACTAGCCCTCTACCCTCATTCCTTCTCAATAGCTCGCCCACTGCCATAATTCCAACTCTACTCTTCCCGAAGCCTGTCCCAGCAATTACAGAACCTTTGTACCCTGCCTTGGCCCATGACCTTAAAGCTGTACGTTGTTCTGTATCTTTAACCTGTAACAAGTTCGTCATTTGTTGTAGTAGATAATTTAATCGTTATTAACTCTTTTAGCTTTTGAATCTCTCTTTCTGCCTTCTGTAGTCTATTCATAAGAACAGCAGGTTCAATCATGAGATACTTGTTAGTACACACTAGAGCTACATAGCTATCTGAGCAATCCTCAAATAGCTTTCTGTAGTTCTTATCAACAGATATGAGATCCTCATGGATCTTATACATGTGATACACAGTAGTTCTGTCTTTATTAATCAGCTTAGATATATCCTCATCGTTTAGATTAGTGAATATATGCATCAGATTAGTATAGACACAACGAGCCAACACAAACTTCCTCTTCCTGTTATGGGTGAGGAAATCTTCTTTAGAAACCCCAGTCTTTAACTGTACGATTTTAAACAGAGAGTCACTAACATCTTCTGGTGTATCCATTACTTCTCTCCTCTCATTTTCTTTTGACGAACACTGTTTGGATTAACAGGACGACCAGGACCTGCTTTCTTTTTGCCCGTCTTTTTAACTTGACTTCGAGGGGTTATCATCTTATCTAGTTCAGTATACTGAAGTCTAATAAGTTGAATAACATCCTCCATGTAATCTAACTGTGCTTCGAAATTAATCATAGATCTTTCGAGTCTTGTTACGATTACTCTGTGATAAAAGAAAAAGGCTACAAGGCCGCCTACTGCCGTAATTACTGCAAATACCATTTGATTTGTTTTTAAAAGTTAATATAAATTGGATTTTTGGTTAAGCTAAATAGTTTACCACTTACCTTCAGTCTCTGCTTAAGATTAAGATTAGACTCTTTAGTAGTTGTACACTCTTTTAGCAAAAGTTCTCTACGTTTTACACGTAGCTTAATAATTTCGATCTCTCGATCAATGTCAATTAGTTCTGTCATACTAATAAGGATTTTGATTTTTAGTTTGTTTGTAAAGATCATAAAGGGCATGTGCTAACAGACAGCCCACAACTGTAAGTATTAAAGTAAACATGTGAATTAAGATTAGTACCCCCATCAGGATTCGAACCTGAGGCCCACAGATTAGAAATCTGTTGCTCTATCCAACTGAGCTATGGGGGCATAACCTACACCTTCTCACACCGGGTGCTGCAGTTTACGGTGAGTATTGTTAGTGTAGGGAGACTGATAGCTACTCAGTCATTCTAAATCTTCAAAGTTAGTATCTGTTTTCTTATCTGATATCCTAAGACCCCACATCAAATCAAACCACTGATACTCTGTATCTGCTTTGTAGTAGCCTGTCTTAAGTTCTCTTTTAAGATAACGAATAGCATAATCCTTGAATGCATTTGATTCTTCTTGAGTCATTGTAAACTCACGATACCACTCATCCTTACGATCTTTAATATCATCGTAAGTCTGTGGAATATGAGCATACTCAAACATCTTATTAATCAAATGTCTTACGATGTCTTGTGAATGTTTGTGGTTCATATGTCCTCCTCCCAATCATCTGCATGATCATCTAGATAACACTGCCTGCACTCACTACGAATATCAAACTCATCATGAAGACAAGCATCGTAGAAATCATCAGAATCAAATGACTCTTGACCATCTCCTAATCCTTTATTCATCTCATCTGCTATGCTTTGAGCTTTCTCTCTAGCAATAGCTTTGATCTCTGATGAATCACAATAGATACACAATCCATCATCGTTCTGATTATAGGGTGCACTTGGATCGTGCTCAGCCCCCAGTGGATAATTACTCATGTTCTTTTAATTTTTGATGAAACTTAAGTGTTGTATCTAATTTACCCTCGTTATAGAGTTCTAAAAGCATATTAATCTCAGGAAGTTTATAGTAATCTAATTGTGCTATTGACTTGACAAACTTATCCATTACCTCTGTTACCAGAGGCATCTGAACTCCGTCTGCATCCCACATAGCCATGATAGTCTTACCATGTTCCTTAGCAATAGCATCAACAGCTTGCTTCAGTGACTGCTTAGTCTTATGATTATAGAACCATTTAATTGGCTCACATTCATCTGATGCATACACTGATACCTGTAACCACATTAGCAGGTTAAGTACTTTGATTTGTTCTTCTTGTGTCATGTTACTTACTCCATACTTTAGTTATTGATGTATCTGCTTTTAATAATCCATTCCTAATGACTCTATTAGCTGCATTCTCCATCTCCTTGGTCATATAGACTTTCCACTCCTCAGCAAATTCTTCTGGGCAAATGGTATCTATCTGATCGTGAACAGTCATTACTATCTTAACTGGATAGCCATGTTTCTTTATTGTTCTGTGAAGATAAACTAGTGCTAATTTAGTCATATCAGCTGAACTACCCTGAATTGGGGTATTCTTAGATGCTCTCTCGATAGAACCCAGCTCCATAAAGCTGTCTCTATCTCCATACATTTTAGGGGTCCAGCTATCAAACCATCTCTTCCTATAGAAAGGATGAAAGGTTGTGACATAACCGTACCTCTTTCCAAATTCTCCCTGATCATTAAGAAACTTCTTAATAGTTGGGAAGGCTTTGAAATACTTATCAATCAAATCTTTTGCTTCACTCAGTGTAGAGTTAATAGTCTCACTTAGTTTCTTAGGCCCCATTCCATAGGCCAATCCAAAGTTGATTGTCTTAACCTGTGTCCTAAGCTTCTTGTGTTCCTTACACTCACACTTCTGTTTACTCTGAGTGAATGCACAATCTGGTTCTGCTGCATCATACCATACTTGTCCGAATACTAAGGCAGCACATACAGAGTGCAAGTCTTGGTTATTCCTAAGAGCTGATAAGAATACAGGATCCCCAGAACCGTAGGCAATTACATTCAGCTCCTGTGAGCTATAGTCAGAGGATACAAACACCCATCCATGTGGAGCTACAAAGCAATTACGATACTCATTAGTTGCTGGGATCTGTTGCATATTAGGTTCGCTAGATGAGACACGTCCTGTGTCTAGTATCTGTTGAAAGTTAGTATGCACCTTACCGTCACAACTAATGTAGCTGTTGAAGTTAGCTCCGAATGCTGATGCTAGTTTACTCTTCTCCTTATACTTAATGTACTCATCAATCAGTGGATGCTTGTACCTGTATGGAACTAGCTTCTTACCATTTACATCCTCAATCTTAGGGAATAGAGTCTGGAATATCTTCAGTGTTTGACTTGGGCTATCCCAATTCACTGTTGAATCTTTTAACTCCTCCTCAGATAGAAATAAGTCTAACTGTTTCTTCGCTTTGTAACTGCTGAACTCTGGGTATGATAGCAACAGCTTGTCTAACTGATTAGCTAAAACTAAACTTTCTTGTTTGTTTCTATCAGCTAGTTTCTTCCAAGCTTCAAGGTTAATCTCTAGTCCGTTGTACTCTATCTCAGAGAATACAATGACTGCATAGTTCTCAAGACCAGCTACATTAGATAGATTCTGAAGCTTAAGCAAATCCACCTGTTGATGATAGATATCTATTAGATACTCTACATCCTTAGCACCGTAGATAATCTGATCATCAGTGAATGGAGTTGAAGATGTTTGTGTAAACCTGTTACGTACAGACTTATCTAACTCTTTACCTAGATACCTGTTGACAAGCTTAGCCAGTCCAAATCCGTAATCAGTTTTACCACAGTGTAACACTTTCTCACACAGGTATGTGTCATGAATGTTTACAGTATCTATATGCAAATAGTGCTTGATAAACTTGTAATCGAACTTTGCATTGTGGAATATCTTGACGATATCCTCATTGTTCAATACCCTAGTTAGTTGCACCTGATCCATATAAGTTAGATCTCTACAATCAATTACATACTGACGCTCTGCATCCCCAATCTGAAACATCAGTAGCTTCTTACATGTAAAATCAAATCCTTCGGTCTCTGTATCTACGCCTAAGACTTGCTTAGTTAATAGATACTCAACCGCCTCTTCGATTGTTGATGTGTTAAAGCTACTCGGAATCAGACTGCTGCTGTTGCTGATGAAATAGACGGTGCTGTTCATTTTGTTCTGCAATTTTGTGGTAAATATAAGCCATGACATTGGCTGCAAATTCTACATCATATGTAGCATTACCAAACTGGAAGATCTTTTCTCCACGTTCAGCTGCTATCATAGCCTGTAGTTCAAACGCTTGATAAGTCCCTGACTCCATCAAGTCAAATACAAATTTCATTTTACTCATTGTGTATATTGGATTTTAAATTGTTTCGTGAGCTGTACATCGTAAAGACATGATGATTAAAAACAACGGACAATGAGCATCCTCAAACTCATTATAGTCCGTTGTTCTTAATTAAACTCTAAGCAATGACACGAGGATTATGAAACCAAGATGGGATTCGAACCCATATCTTAACGAGAATAGTATAAAACTCGTTACGCTCTACCAGTTGAGCTACTTGGTTTACCATTAATTAGCCTTAGCTAAAGAATGGGGAAGAAGAATCAAATGAACTACCAGCAGGAATACCAGCAGATACATTTGTCTTAGCTGCATCAGCCTCAAGGAATACGTGAGTAGCTTTGTTAAACACTACACGAGTGTTAGCAAAGATGTACATACCTTGGTGAGTGATGAAGTCTCCATCTTTACCACGACGCTTAGCCGCAGTATCGATGTTGTTAGCCTGCCAATCTGTTGGAGTGACAGTCTCTTCCACTTGCACCTTCAATGGGAATGCTTCGCCATTGATGTTAGCAACTGGGTTAATGACATTCAATGGGAGGATTTCACGTCCCATCTGGTCAACATCCCAATCAGCATCATCCATCAGGTTGATGTTGAGATAGATTGAAGCATCCTTAGCTTCAGCAGTTAACCATGCACGACGAGCACCATTCCCTTGTGAGAAACGATCGTCGCTTTTGTTAAACAAAGCCAATGGGTTTGCTGCATTAGATTGTGTTTTGACAATCTCAGCAAATTCCAGTTGGATTTTACCCCCGTTAACTTTACGAGCTTGGAGGAGAAGGGTTTGGCCAGCTTGCAATCCCTGCAACGAGCCACTGTTGATTGTGTTTTTCATCATGATTTTGATGATTTAAATAATAAATTAAATGAATGAATTGATTTTACCACTCTGCATTAAAGGGCTTGTGACCTTCAGTATTACCTGGCTGCATTAGTAAAAGGGGACTAAGCCCCTTTAAACATTCTAACTAGATCAGCATGATCATCGTTAAACTTTGGATCAACTTTAGGAAGTTCGGGCATCCCAAGTTGTTTAGCTGAATAGACATTGTAATCTATATAACCCCATCCACTACTTAGATTATATGTAGTCTTTACATAGTCTTCTAAGGCTTTCTCGATATCTCTATCCCAAGCATTATGGAGTTTACGATACTCATGTAATGTCAGACCATCGAGTCTAGGAGTATAGCCCATGTCAAACCATGAGCTATCTCCTGTATAAACTCGCACTTTCTCAGCAACAAATGTGATGATAGGAAACGGTATTGTTTCTTCTATCTCAACTCTCTTGATGTAGGTAAGTGTCTTCATATTAGTAACTGATTCTATCTGATTCATCACCATCGAAATGAGTGAGCTCATCAGGTTTAACTAGCTTGAATAATACGTGGTTACCTTTAACAGATACTAAATCATAGTTGTTTTTCATACATGATTTGACTGCCTTTTCAGCATCCCACCATCTGAGATCACCCCATCTTTCTGCTAATCCACCATATTCCTCATATGATACTATCTTACCATCAGCAGTAGCTTCGAATACATATGTCTCGCAAGCATCATCACTAATAGACGCAATGATGTATTCTGGTACATCAGGAAGTTCACGGTACTGACGATACTCTGAATTATCGCCATCATTAGACTCAGCTTCTTCATTAAGCATATTAACGAACCACTGATCATCTTTATCAGGTTGACCAGTCATATCCTCGACTGGCATATTCTCTACTAGAGTATCTGGATCTACGCTGTTTACATATCCTCTACCATAAGCATCTTCTAGCTGGCTTGTCTCCATTGCTAGTCCTTGCTCTAGTATTTCTTGAGTAGTTACGCTGGAATTACCAGCTAATACATTACTCATCTTGTCGAATACCCATTCGACCGCTGTTGGTTGACCCTTAGGTTTTAAGTTTGTCATGATTTTATATGTGTTTGTTATTGATTTTAAAATAAAAGTAACGGTTTAAGCCTCACCGTTAAGCTGCTATTGTATGAAGTCCAATAGTTAAAGTCCTAATCATTCCACCCACACCCACCATTATCTCGAGAGATAAAGTTCTTGTGATGAGTAGTTCTTAAATGATCTTGATATCCATAGTCTCTGGATGTAGAACAAGATGTTAGCATGATTACCATTAAGATAATCCCAAGGATAAACAGCCCGAAGGCTGTCATATCCTCAGCAAATTTATGTCTGTTCTCTTTCATAGTGCTATAGTATTAGAACTTGTTAAACTTATTAAGTTCAGCACGTTGAGTACGTTCATGACGTTCATCCATCTCCATAGCATGCACAATACAATACATGATGCTGATGACTACAGTCACGAAGCCCATCCCTAATTGGTAGTCATTACTCATGATGTCCATGAAGTAATGATGCAGATTAAACATTACAAGTGAATGTAATACAGCAGGAAGAATGAATGTAATGGTAGCAACTACTGCAATTTGAGCAATTACTTTGATGAAGTTAAGTGTGTAATTCATGATAATTTAAGTTACTTATATTGATTTAAGTTATTGATTACTAAGTTAAAGTTGTAATAGAAACTCATTAGGTTTACACTGCATACCAGCTTCAGTTCCCAATTTTGCTTTCAGTTCTATTGTTTAGGCTTTATATCTCCTATTACAACTTAAGGTACACTTTAAGCATCAGTGAGAAGCAGCTATACATATGATACAATGTTTCGTGTATTCAATGTTGATTACTATAGGTTATAGCTATACCTTATCTATGCCTATGTTAAGCAAGCATAAGATTATAAAGTGTGATACCATAGTATATAATCAGTTCGATGATTAGTATGATACCACACTTATTAGAGTGTGATGCGTTGGGACATACTCATGTGTCCTTCCATCTGACTCTAAAATATTTTATTCTATTCATGTCGCTTCGCTCCTGAGTAGTATCTATTTAATCGTAAGCAGTAACAAAAAGCTTTTCAACAATAAAAAAAAGGGGACGAATGTCCCCTTTTGAAGCCTAGATTAAATCTAGTGCTTCCTCGTCAAGAATACCTTCTTGAACGAGAAACTGAATAGTGATTGCCCAATCACTAGAACTTCGATTAACGAAGTTATGCAGACGAGATGTCTTGTCATCGGAGTCTGAAACCAATGCAGAAACCTGCAATTGGATTTTACCTTTAACTTTCTTATGAACCACCGTAGCTTGCGTAGGTGATTGATTAGAAAGGTAAACACCAGAGACCTTTGTCTCGTCTTTCTTAGCAAATAGTTTTGCGTAAGTAGGAACAAACATTACTTGTTCCGAAGCTGTTGTTGTCTTGCTCATTGCTTATAAATTATTTAAGAGTTTACGATTAAATAGGGGGCATGTCGAATGCCCAAAACTTAGCGGGGGTCTTTGAATACGTAGGGTAACACTCTCAGAAAATTTCCCAAAAAAATTTTCGTAACAAATTTTACGCAGATTTGTTACAGTATAATGTGGTTTACGTGTAACAAACTCCTTATCAGATAAAGGATACAGCTAGATTCACACTAAAGTGTGGTTTTAAGAAAAAGAAAAAGCCCCCACGTTTGGAGGCTCTTCTTATTAGAATTGGTAAGGTTAAACGACAGTATTTACAAAAGGCTCTGTATCAAAGTTTTTGTAAACAACTTCTTCTACTTTAGGGTTAAGGTTAACTAGGTCAACAACTTTGATGACAAACTCACGAATAATTTGTCCGTTAAGAACGAAGAGAACTTTGCTCTCCCCTAGTTCTACAGCTGTGAACATAGCCTCCCCGTTGTAAGTTTTCAAGTCAATAACTGAGTCGTTATTGTGGAACCACTGAGTTCCTTCTTGAAACTCGTCAACGAAGATCTTAAACTTTTCCCCAACGACAACTTCTAGGGTATCAAACCCGTAGATAGTTGCATTGTTAAATGATACGTTGAGTTTCATCTAGTTATAGATTATTTGTTTTCAACTGCTGCATTCAAACCAAGAGCCGTAGCTTCTGGGGCAAGAACTGCATAAACGATAGCTTCAGAAATTTCACGAACTTCACTTCCATCGAGGTCAGCATCAGCAGATACTGTAATGTAGTTTACTACGTTAGCAGCACCAGAGATGAGGTAGCAAGACAAACCATCAGCAGCAACTTCAAGAGTGCAATCACCTTCGGTTACAGTCCATACTGGAGCACCGTCCAAAGTGGCAGGGTTACCAGCAGCGGTAACAGGATTCAAAGTAATCAGAACTTTTTGTTCAGATGTAGAGTTAACTGGAAACATGAGATTTAAATTTAAATTGTTAGGCTACGAAGATACAAAAATTCAATCACTTTTTATACTAAATTTGGGACAAATAAGAAACAAAACTAACAAATGGCTAAAGCTAAAGTAAACACAGTCAATGCATTCAGTCCAAATCCTAGGAAAAAGAGACCAGGGGTACACTCTAAGAAAAAGTTTTCAAAACTAAAGAGTTCAAAACTTTATAGAAAAGTTTCCAGAGGTCAAGGATAAATTTTTATATTTGCCACAGCAACCGTCTTACTTAAGACGATCACCCCTGAGGGCCAGAAGGTAAGTAGGGGGTCAGACGTTGGGTTCTATCATACTCATTCTCAATTACATAGAGTATGAAAGTTGTCCCCAATAGTTGCTGAAATGGGGTTGGTATAAAGTTCTGGGGTGGATTACGACTATAGGGAAGAATGGAATGTCCCACCGAAGGCTAAAGACGGCAGAACTGAAGTCCAGCTTTAAACAAAAAAATCTCTAAGGGGATAGGTGTGCCCAATTGAGAAATTTTCCCTACCTTTATCTAAAATTTATCGTCATGCCAACTAACATTAAAGCAGGAATGTATCAGCCTCCTTTCACGCAAGGAGAGGAGAACTTAACATACATGTTAGTTTACGTAGATGATAAAGTTGTACAGTTTCTGGACGAGGAGGAGAAGTTTGTGTGCCAATTCTCGTATGAAGAACTCAGAGGGATAATGGCTATCATGGCTGCAGAGCAGGAAAAGACTCACCTTAGAATACAAGCCCAAGTTAAGAAGAACTAATGCAGTCCCCGTTTTACAAACAGAATAAGATAGTTAAGGTTGATATAAGCCTTAAGCAGCTATTGGATGTAGACACTACAAATGAGCTGTACTATAGAAGGACTGATAACATCTTCCCTAACCAGGTACTTACCTCGTATACTAACCAGTTTAGAAGAGATGCATTTAGATTCAAGTATCTCACTGACTTAATTCAAGCTGGGACTGGGGTAACAATTACTGATAATGACGGGATATTAACCATATCTTCTACAGGGGGTGGAGGAGGCTCGTCCCCACTGACAACTAAAGGGGATCTTTACACCTACGACACAGCAGATGCTCGTCTCCCTGTGGGGACAAACGGTCAAATTTTATATGCTGATAGCACTACTGCTACGGGATTAAAGTGGGACACGGCCCCAACGGGAGGAGGAGGTGGATTACTTTACGGATTGGCTACTCAATCTCCTGCAGGAGTTTACACCACTACTATTACAGGGGCAACAACTCCGCTTACAGCTGGAGATGTCTTTGTAATTAAGTTTGACACTGTCAACGACGGGGCATCTACTCTCAATATCAACGGCTCAGGAGCTGTTAACATATACAAAAACACGAATATCCCAATAGCTTCAGGGGACATAAAGGCTAATCAAACTGTAGAAGTAGTTTACGATGGGACTAACTTCCAAGCTATTGGACTAATCTCTGACCAACTTCTAGCCTATGTGCACAATGCAGAAGGAGCCATAATATCTAAAGGCCAAGCAGTCTATGCTTACCAAGCTTCTGGAAACAAGATGAGTGTCAAGCTTGCAAGAGCTGACCAAGATGCTACATCTGCAAAGACCATAGGACTAGTTTACGATTCCTCAATAAGTATCGGGGGAGACGGGTATATCATTATCCAGGGAGTTATCGAGGGAGTTAACACTGCTGCATTCTCAGCTGGAAATACACTATACTTAAGTGGGACTACATTTGGTGGGGTAACTGCAACTAAACCGTATGCCCCAATTCATCTTGTTTACGTAGGGATTGTAGAAAGAGCTAACGCAGGTAATGGACAGATCTATGTTCGCTGTCAGAATGGATATGAACTAGACGAGATACATGATGTAGACCTTGTGACAACTCCCCCTGCTAACAACAATGTGATTGCATTTAACTCTGCAACTAGCCTGTGGATACCAAAATCTGTTCCTAGCATATCAGGTACATTTACTATTGGAGCTACCATAGATGGATCAGGGGGTACAATAACAGTTGGGCAAAAGGGGTATGTGCAAGTTCCGTATGCCTGTACCATAAACTCTTGGAGACTAATAGCAAATGCTTCAGGGTCTATAGTTATAGATGTATGGAAAGCAGCCGCCCCAACAATTCCAACAGTAGCTAACACAATAACTGGCTCAGCTTTACCAACCCTATCTTCTCAGCAGACAGCAGCATCATCTACACTAACAGGGTGGACAACATCTGTAGCAGCCAATGATATAATTGGGTTTAACGTGAATTCTGCTACTACAGTTTCTTGGGTAATTTTGCAACTACTAGTAACTAAGATATAATGGCTATAACTCACACGTATACAATCATCAATAAGTTTATTCAAGATGATACGCTTGTTACAGATGTAACTATTCAGTTTGCTGGAGATTTAACAAATGAAGTAACAGTTTCTATTTATCACTTTAGACCAGAAACTATTGAGGAGATAGAGGCAAGTATTGAAAATAGGATTGTAACTGAGAAAGATAAAATTCTAGCTCAGCAGATAATGCAAGAACTTTTAACTGAGTTGTAATGCCAATTTGGAGAAATGGAACTGGAAATGGTTTGTGGGGTACAGCCGGTAATTGGGATACTGGAGTAGTACCTACTGCTGCATTAGCAGGTACAGATGCTATATTTGACAGTCTTTCTCCTAACTGCACAGTTAATATAACAACAGCTGCTTGTCGTAATCTAAACTTTACTGGTTATACTAACACTATAACCATGACTAACAGTATAACGGTTGGAAGCACTTCTAGTGCTAATCCTAACCATTCAGTTACGTTATCTCCAACAATGGGGGTAGCTGGAACAGGAAATATAATAACAAGAGCTAACGGAACCACAACCCTTACAAGTAATGGAAAAACTTGGCCAAATGGTTTATGGATAAATAACGCTTTTACAGCAGTAAACTCTATAGCTACACTTGCAGATAACTGGATTGTTGGTAGCCTAGTTTTAGGACCTGCCTTAAATACCCCCATAATTTTTAATGGTGCTTTTACAATTACTGTAAATGGTAATTTTAATGTGCAGCTAACAGGAGGATCTGTAGCCTACATCCAATCTACAGCAGGAGCTATCCCAACTATTGTGTTAGCTGGTACAGGAACTTGGAGTGTAGCAGCTACTTTTGCTGCTGCTGGAAGCAGTGCTGTTGGATTTGGGGTAAATATTAACATCAATGCTCCTGGTCAAACAGTAACTATTGCCAACAATTGTTATTTTGGAGGAACAGGAGTTGTTAATAATCAGTCTACTTTTTCCTATACTGCAGGAACTGTTGTCCACAGTGGTAATTTTTATTTGTTAGGAATTCAAAGCGGAGCTACGTATAATATCAACTTAAATGGATCCACGTCTACTTCTCCGTCAACTACAAATTCTAGTGGTATTAATTTTGACAATCTTCAGTTTAGGACCACTGCTTCAGGTAATCCACAACCTATAAATATAACCGGAAATGTTTGTGTGGTTAATACACTTCAGGTTCAATCAACAGCAATTGCTAAAGGCCCTATAAATACAACTGGAGGGACTATTTATGCCAATGGAAATCTTACTATAAATGGGGCAGTAAGAAACCCAAGCTCTACAATTGTAAGACTACAAGGAACTGGAAACTGGTTTGAAAACGCATTTGGAACATTGCGTGGAGTTACCTGGCAAATGGTAATTAATACTACAGGGGTAATAACGCTTACCTCAGATGTAGGTCTAACTGATGGAGCAACACTTACATATACGGCAGGTTCTTTTATAACTACGGGATACTCTATAGTTGCTTCTACAACAACATTTTCTGGATTTGGAAGTGGGGGTGTACTAATAAACTCTATTAATCATGTTACAGTAGGTGCTCTTAATACAGGTGGGGATAGAATTACATTTAATGATACTGTTCCTTTCAATATTGGTACGATGACTTTTTCTGGTTGGAATACAAACTTTAGCCATAGACAGACCGGAACTACTGGGTACGTCTGCCAAAACTTTTTATATCAAGCAACTACTGGTGCGGGTGTATTTTCCTTTAGTCTTGGTCTACAAGCAGTTTCTGGAATTTCGTATACCGTAACAAATAACCTTATACTTAGACACTATTCATCTGCTAGTGGAGGTAATTTTACTATTGGTGTAAATACAGGTAATACTATTCCAAGAATAATATTTACGTTATCTCCAGGAGCTTCTCAAGATGTATACGCAGTCACTGCTAATAACATTGACAGCACTTTAGGACAAACAGTATGGTATAGAAAAGGTAGTATTTTTAATACATTAAATTGGAATGCTTGGGATTATCCTAAAACTAGGCATTCTACATTCATATCTAACTAATGCCAACAAAAACCTGGATATCAAACACAGCCTCTACATGGGCAACGGCTGCAAGTTGGTCTCCTGCTGCAGTTCCAATTGCAGGGGATGATGTTGTATTTACAGGGACTAATAACGGTCAATGTACAGTAGGAGCAGCAACAGTTACAATTTTATCTTTAACAACTACAGGATACACGGGTAACTTAATAGTAAATGCTAGGCTTACCGTAGGAGGTAATATAACTTTATCCAGCACTAATAATATATCAGGAACCTCTGATATAACAATAAGTACTAACTCAATACTTACATCAGCTGGAGCAACAATAGGGTGTACTCTAAGATTTAGTGTAGTTGGTACAACAATACAACTTGCGGATGCAGCCATACTTAGCAAGGGACTGACAGTTGTAGGTACACCCCTTGGATCTATAACTTTAAGGTCATCTTCTCCCGGGACACCAAGATTATTAACCCTTTTAAACAATGGCGTCACAGTGCAAGATATTGATTATCTGAATGTTACAGATATAGATAGTTCTCAAGGGTGTACTATTTGGACCTATAAGGGAACAGTTACTACCAGTAACAACTGGTATGTAATGACAACGCAGCCCCCAACAGTTAGCGCTGTTTCGTTTGTATAGGAATTTTGTTTACCTTTACTTAAAAATTTACAATATGCAAAATCTAGAAAAAGCACTAAGACTTCTAAATCTCCCTGCAGAAATTGGGGCTATTAACGGACAGGTTAACAAGCGTACAACTAAATCATTAGTTGAGATTTGTTTGATGGATTTCACTAAGATGGTTAAGAACCCAACAACCGGAAAGTTCGAGCCTACAACTACTTATACTTACAACATTGAGTCAACTGAAGCGTTGTTTGGTCTGTATGCTATTAACCTGGCCGCTATGCACATCCATTCTAATGGGATGGAGATAGTAAGCATGGATAATAACACGTTTACGTTCTACAAGCCTTACAAAGAGTTTACTATTGACACTATCCTAGATGCTAACGGACAGATAGTTAATCTTCCAGCTGGTACAGGACAGAAAAGCTGGGTAGGTTGGACTGAGATTAACGTAGTTCCAACTGCTAAGGGATACGACTACAACTTCTACTACGAGCAAGGATTCAATAGTTACTTTGGTGTTCAATATCCACACGATGAGAACATTACTTGGAGATCTCTTTTGCGTAAAACTTACCTAAAGACTACCTCTACTCCAAACCCAACTAGATTTACTAAGTCATACCCTAAGTATACGATCGCCCAGCTAAAACAGAAGACAGGATTTACTGATCGTCAGCTAGCGGAAGCCTTTGGGACTACTTGGCACATAGAATTCAAGAATCACGATACTCACTGCTTAAGCATTGGAAGCGATATTGTAATTGTAGACGAAAATACAATTAAAGGAGAAGCATACATCAATGGAATTCTTTCTAAAGACATTCCATTTACTAGCTTAATTAGCTCTTACTTTAAGAATCTGCCAGACTTTGTCTGCAGATACAAACTATACAATTCCAAGTTTACAACCTCTGGTGATAATGCATACGGAACTGCTTGGAACAAATTCTTTGCGTCAAATCAAGACACAACTCTTAATTTGCAGAAGGGAGATACAGTATCTTACAACTCTACAACTAACACGTTGACTTATCCACCAGATAGCAGACTTGTGTTTGACTTTGAATTCCTCCCAGCTCAGGGCAAGAATGAAACAATCGGGGCCGCTATTGACCTTGATACAATGGCTAAAGAGTTATTTACATGAAAAATTTGATAAAATCACTAAAGTATAGACTGCAGCTCTTTGATGGGCTGTGGTCTGTACCACTAGCTTTCGTAGCTTTTACTTATTTTGGATACCTGAGTGCTGAATATTTTGGGGATCCTATAATCTCTATTCAGTATCTGCAACAAGTTTTAATGGCTGCATTAATCCTTGTATTTGCTAACTTTGTAGTATTCTTAGGAATTAACTTTAACTTTAGACAATTGCAAAAGGACTTCTACTCAAAAGACTTGAAGTACTTTGCGAACATGGAGCTAAACTCATGGCAAAAAATAAAATTATATCTACTTGTCTACTTTGGATTTCTCTTATCTTTCCTGTTAATACTTTGGTTAGTAATGACGGTTACTGCGTAAGATTAACTGCAGAATCGTTTATAGGTATTGTAGAAAAGGGCGGGAATAATAAAGGGTTTACTGACAGATATTTCCGTAAGCTAATGGAGAAACAAGGTTGGAAGCCCGGCTATGCATGGTGCAGTTTCTTCGTCATGGCTATGCTAGATGAATGTGACATCCCTAACACAATAACTGGATGGGCCCCAACTGCCTACAATAGAAAAGATGTAATCTATACTAACGGGAGATTCTACCAATCCTACTCACCTGGAGATGTGCTTATCATGACATTGAGTTATAATGATAAGCAGGGAAGATTTAAAAATATAGGGCACACAGGAGTAGTGGAACTAATAGGAAAATACTCAGTTAGAACTATAGAAGGTAATACTAACGAAAGAGGAACTAGAGACTCAAGAACAGGGGATGGCGTATATAGAAAAGTACGTCCATTGTCTAGAAACTTACATATAACCAGATGGAAAAAAGCTTAGTAGTTAAGATAATCCAAGTGATATCAGCCTTGCTACTTCTAGTAGGAATAGCTGTTACAGTTAAGACATGCAGACAAGAGAATAAAAATCACCTAGAGGAAAGGCTCGAGGAGATAAACGATAGTCTCATGCAGCAAGTTATAGAGAACTCTATTAAGATAGATTCTCTGTACAACAAAATAGACTCATTAAATCTGATATCAGATACATTAATTAACCAACAACCCATTGTCAATGAATACTATCGTCAAGAGGTTTACAATATCCTTAATGCTGATGCTCGTGGTGCTAACCGCAAGCTCGCAGAAGTCCTTAAAGTTTCGGACTCCCTCCTCAAAGCTGGATTCTTTTCCCGCACTATCAACATACCAAACGAGCTTAATTAACCTCAACTTTAACTCGATGATGTACTGGTACGATGCTGCTACCAGGTTAGAGAAGTTGTACTACATCCAGAAAGAAAAACTAGACTATTACTCTAAAATAACAGGGGTGCAGGCTACTAGTATTCAGGATCTTCAACTAGTTTATGAAAACAAGCTAGCAATAGATAGGCAAGTAAAGACTGATAATGAAAATCAGATGCTAAGTCTTAAAAAACAAGTTAGAGTTTTAAAGATAAAAAACACAGTACTAACAATAGGTCTAGGGGGATTAGCTGCAACTACACTTTATTTTGCAGTTTTTTAATAAAAGTATTGACTATATAAAAAGTCTTATTACATTTGCATTAAAACCAAACGTAATATGAACTTTAATCCTACAAGAGATTGGGTAGTTCTCCCAATTCCTCACAAAAAAGTAACAGACAGCGGAATCCTGTTGTCAGATGAAGCTGCAAGCTCACTTAAGTCTAACATTCTAGAAGCACTTAAGGTTGGTCCAGAGTGCAAGCAGGTAAAGGAAGGCGATACCGTATACGTGCACCCGCACACGGAAGGAGTAATCATTGAAGTAGATGGTACTCAATATGTAATGGTAAACGAATTCATGCTGCTTGGAGTAATCTCAAAATAAAGTTATGGTAGGGACAGTAACAATATCCCTAGCTGACTTTGAATTTCTACGTAAACAAGCAGACTCAGGGAGTAAAACATCTGAAGAAATCATAAAAGCCGCCAAGGAATTGGAGGTCTTTCTATCATTTCTAGTAACCAGAGAAAACATCGATGAACACATCGAAGAATTTAACAGTTACTCAAAAAGATGTAAGATTAGAATCGTAGAAGGACGAGCCAAAATACAAATTACCAATGAAGAACCAACCGAATCTCCGAAGAGTGAATATCAAGACGGATACGACTCAGAAGTTTCTCCAGATATTTAATGGGATATTAGAACTTACGGATACAGAGCTTAAAGTCTTAGCTGAATTCATTGATTTAAGCGAGACTGTAAACTTATGCTCACCTGCAAATAAGAAAAAAGTGTCCGAGAAATTAGAAATTAAGGACCACAACACCCTTAATAACTATGTAAAAAGACTCAAAGATAAGGGAGCAATAATTCAAACTAAAAACGGGTATGAACTTGCTGCTATATTAAAGAAAGAGCCTGTTCAGATCAACATTCATCCAGTATGAATCCAGTATTCATCCCTCCAACTAAAGTGTTGACCTTCTATTACATAGGTTGGCACTCATTAATGGTAATACAGGATGGGTATGGGAATGTGGAAGGCTTACATCTAACAGAGTTAATACAACCAAATATTGAAGAAGCATGAGTATAAAACCTCCATCACTAATTAAGATGATTGCAAACTTTGCAAAAGCATCTGCAGAATACATTTCAGCAGGAATGCCATCTGTAACTCAAGATGAGTATACAGAAAGAGTAGCAACTTGCCACGAATGCCCAAATCTTTTAAAAGATACTAAACAATGTGGCTTATGTGGCTGCTATATTGAGCAGAAAGCTAGCTGGCAAACAGCTAAATGTCCTGATGAGCCATCCAGGTGGAAACCTATTTCAATAGGAAAGTCGGGAAAACCGATTAATCTGCGGAAATGAACAAGGAGAAAGTTATAATCCAAAAGCTAGCCACCAAGCATAACCTCCCACTGCAGAAAGTAGAGGAGATTGTCTACTACCAATTTAAGTATGTAGCTAAAGTTATGAAAGAGGGGAACTTTTCAGCTATTAGACTCCCATACTTTGGGGCATTCTCTGCAAAAGCTGAAAGAATAGCCCATCTAAACGAGAAAACTAGAAAAAAGAATGAAAGACTTGCTAACAGTAAATAATAACGTAGTTATCCCATCTCCGTATGCTCTGACTATCCCAGAATTCGAGAAGTTAACTACAAAAGAGTTAGCATTTGTCTATTTCTTTGCGGATCATAGGTCAAGTTATGCAGCTTACGACGATGAGGAGAGGAAGAACAAGCTACTAGAAGACTTAAAAGTCAAATCAACCCCTAACTTACATGCAGGATTGCAAAAATATAGGGAGCTTGCAGACACACATGCTATCAAATTGCTTAAGTCAGCTAGGTCTGCAGTTAATAAGCTAGAAAGATACTTCAAAGACATCGATCTCACAGCTATGGACGAGAACGGTAAGCTTCTATATCAAGCAAAAGACTTAGTTGCTAACCTATCTAAGATTGGAGAAGTAATCGAAGGCTTAGATAGACTAGAAGAACTGGTACAAAAGCAACAGGCTAAGGACAACCCTAACAGAGCTGGGGTTAAGACTAACAAATACAGTGAATAATGCTAAAGGATACCCATCTATTCTCTGAAGTAGCTAGACATTACATCGAGTATGGGCACTACACCGATGCTCTCCCTGGAACTAAGCAGTATTACGACTATTGGGATAGGGAACAGTTTAGATGCATGCATGGCCATGAGATAAATGGAGTTAAGATATCAGGATTCCACTATTTCTACCTGAACTACTGCCCAATTGATAGGATTATAGATGAAGAACAGCCAGATGGAGAGATAATATCACGAAGAGATAGGACATTTCCAGCCTTTTACGACGGGGATTTTGAGTATTTTAATGCTGTAGATAAGGCCCGTAGAGAGAACAAACACATGGTTGTCTTGAAGGCTAGACGTAAGGGTTTCTCCTACAAAGCTGCAGCAATGCTATGCAGGAACTACTTTCACCTAAGAAATAGTAAGAACTTCGTATTTGCTTCAGATAAGCAGTACTTAACTGGGGATGGAATGCTGTCTAAAGCTTGGGATATTATATCATTCATTGATGATAACACAGCCTGGACCCAACCACGTCTTATCGACCGTGAAATGCACAAGCAATCAGGGTATAAGAAGAACGTGAATGGAGCTGACGTAACTCTAGGCTTTAAATCACAGATAATTGGGGTGTCACTCAAGGATGACCCAGATAAGATACGTGGTAAAGCAGGGGAATTAATATTCTTCGAAGAATCAGGTTCATTCTCAGGTTTGCTTAAAGCTTGGGAGGTGGCTATGCCTACAATGAGGCAGGGTTCTAAAACACTTGGAACTATGATAGCCTTTGGAACTGGTGGAGAAGAGGGGCCTGGCTTTGAAGGTTTGGAAGAACTGTTCTATCACCCCGATGCTTACAACTGTTTAGGGTTTGAGAACGACTGGGATGCAGGGGCTATGGGAACAATCTGTGGTTACTTTGTCCCAATCTACAAGAATCTAGATGGATTTATAGATGAGAACGGGAATAGCTTAATTAATGCTGCGGTTGAGTACGAAGAAGAGCAGAGAGAAAAGAAGAAGAAAGGAAATGACCCAAAGTCGTATGATCAGTATATAGCTGAACATCCTTTTACTCCACAAGAGGCAACACTTCAAGTAACAGCCAACACCTTTGATGTTAACTCTTTAAAAGAGCAGTACAATAAAGTCATATCCGGGAACTTGGATACGATAGGAGTAGTCGGGGAGATGTATTACAACTCTAAAGGAAAAGCAGATTTCACCCCTAACAGCAGTCTTCGTGCAATCTCTAAATTCCCACACAGGAAAGATGATAATCTAACTGGAGCTGTAGTAATCTATGAAGCTCCTTTTAAAACCGAGATAGAAGAGATTACCCCAAAGAATTTGTATATTATCTGTCATGACCCGTATGCACAGGGAAAAGCAGAAAGTTCCAGCTCACTTGGAGCAGCCTATGTTATCAAGGTTCCTAACAATATGTCTAAGCCAGACGATATCATAGTGGCATCTTATGTAGGCCGTCCACAGACTCAGGATGAATACAACAGAACTCTGTTCATGCTAGCAGAATACTACAATGCCAAGATAGGGTTTGAAAATGACCGAGGAGAGGTTATAGCCTATGCTAAACGATTCCGTAAAATGCACCTACTGCAGGAGGAATTCGAGATGTTAGATAAGAAAGAGCTCCGAAGCAAGAACGTAAAACGTCAGTTTGGTATGCACATGACCGAACAAAGAAAGTCTCAAGGAGAGCTTTATATAAGAGACTGGTTAATTTCTGGTAGGGGAGCTGACGAAGATGGCAATATTACCCTTAACTTGCAGAAGATTTACGATCTCGCATTGTTACAAGAGTTAATCAAGTTTAACAGAAAAGGTAACTTTGACCGTGTAATGGCTCTTATGATTGGTATGTACCACACTAGAGAGCTGTATAACAAGGAGTTAAGTTTCAACGACTCTGATAACTCAAGCAATGACTGGTTTGATAAACTGTATAAATAGTAGTGTGATATAATAAACACACTAGGAAAATGACTTATTTTAGACACCTGCTGTAAAACAAACCTACTTTTGTATTAATGTTCGGACAAGCTACAATCCCCAAGCAACGAATTCCCTTCTCTCAGAAAGATGACAAGTGGAAAGAAGACTGCGTCAACGCATTTATTAACCTTTCTAAATTTGGTATTAGTGAGCGACGCAGCTACTTAAAGTCTCTATACGATTACTATAACGGGGTAATCGACGAGGAGGACTATAACTATGTCCTTAAACCTTACGGGAAAACTAGATCCCACTTTCCTTCGAAGCTCCGTAACTATCCGATCATTAAGCCGATCATCGATCTCTTGCTTGGGGAGAAATCTAAACGTCCTCTTGAGTACACTGTTACAGTGCAAAATGCTGACTCAATCAGTTTAAAAGAAGAGGCACTTAAGAACTTAATTTTAGCTAACTTGAAGGCTAAGTTTTTAGCTGAGCTAGCTAAGCAACAACAAGTAGAGCTCCCTGAACAAGAAGAGCCACCACTTCCAAAGCAAGTAGCAGAAGAATTTGAAAGAAGTTATGTAGACCACAGAGCAGTAATGGGTCAGGCAGCTTTAAATTATATCATGTACTATAATGAGGTATACGATACATTCCAAAAGCTGTTCTTCCATTTTCTTGTAACTGGGGAGACATACTCACATAAAGGGGTAAGAAGAAATGAGGTATTTTACGATATAGTAAATCCACTTGACGTAGACTATGACAAAGATCCTGATATCGATTTCGTTGAGGATGCCGACTGGGCCATTATTAGAAAATATTCTCACGCATCTACCATCATTGACATATTTGGGGAATACCTATCTGATGAACAGGTTCTTGAATTAGAATCCCCAACACATACATCAGCTGAAGCTTACCTTTTGTATAGAGCAGAAGCCAGTGGAGCAGATGATAACATTTATCGTAATAGATTAATTGAGATAATAACAGTTTACTGGAAGAGTAGAAAACGTATTGGGTTTGTTACTTATGACGATCCTAATACGGGCAATACCGAGATGTTTGATATTGAGGAAGGATATAAACTCCCACAAGAACTCAAAGATCTTAATGCCAAAATGGAATGGGAGTGGGTTAACGAAGTATGGGAGGGAACTAGAATTGACAGAAGATTCTTTGTCAATGTCCGTCCATATAAGAACCAACGTAACAGTCTAGATAACCCATCCAGATGTAAACTCCCAATCAATGGAAGAAAGTACTCAGATATTAACTCTCAGAGTATTTCTTTGGTAAGCTTAGGAATAGCTTATCAGCTCAATTACAATATTTACAAATACCGTCTTGAACTAGCTATTGCACGAAGC